AATGCAACTCCACGATGTGTTTTGTGTGGAACGTAACTTGATAAATGATTGAATACTTTTTCAAGGATCACAACATCATTCTTGCAATACTTAATCATTGAAGCCAATGCCTTTTTATCGTTATGTAAAACAATATCACGCCATAAACCGAAGCCTGTTTCCAGCTTACTACCTATTCCCAAGAAATTTGCAATATAATCTAACTTATTAGAATTAAATCTAAACGTGCTACGAGCCTGTTTAAGCGTATCAATCGTAGTGTATTGTGGAAACATAGGTAAGCGATGGAATAATGCTCTTGTGCGTATCCACGTTAAGTCAAACTTATCTCCATTGTGGCCAACGAGTTCGTCTGCTTCGTTTGCTATCTTGATAAAATCAATTAGCATTTGTTTATCGCATTGGTCTTTATCCCAATTTAATGAATAAACTTTTTTATCGTTCTCCCACTTATAGCAGATGCAAATTATTGCACGTTCTTTAATAATATTTGTGTATGGAACTTGCAGTTTGTAACCCGACTGCCAAAAGAAACCAATGTTTGGACTTGTTTCTATATCAAAAAACAATCTACCCTTTGCTTGTATAGCCATTTTTGTTTAATTATTTAAACAAAAGTATATTAAAAAAGAAATGCTTTTTTTGAATGTTGAAAGTTTATAAGAAAACCTTTTTTACCAAATCAACGATGGTATAACCACCAGCTAAACCAGCTCCAATCAAAAAGAAATAAAAATGCTTAAACTTCTGATTAATCTTTTCAATATCTCTTGTATTCTTATCGGTCTTCTCTTTGATGCCCTCGCCAATATAATCGCTTCCTAAAATAGCATCTTCTATATTTTGTACCTTATGCGATAGTTCTCGCACTTCGGCAAATAATTTGTCTAATGTTTGCATCTCCTTTTGTGTCATTACTCAACTCCATCGGGTAAAGGGAAACTACTTGGTACTGCGCATCTATCAGCAACGTATGGTAACGCTAAACTAAATTGTGCTTGTACTCCTGCAACTAAATCAGAAAGGCGTTCATTAAAGAATGTGATTGAAACATTGTCGCTTAATACAAAATCCCATTTATCACTTCTTAATTGTGCAATAATGTCTTGGCAAATTAACATTTGATCGGCAATAACCTCATCGGTATTTGCGCCATCGCCATAAACTAAATCGGCAAATATGATTGAGATATTAAAATTGAAAACCTTACCACTTATGTTTGAGTTTTGCATTGTGCAATACATCAAAGGATAAGTAATGCTCTCGCTTTCGCCTATCTCCCAAACATCGCCCCAACCAAAATCGTTAATTTGGTAGTGCGCATCGGCTAAATTATTTAGTATTGTTCTTACCTGCGTTATTGTCATTTGTCTTAACTTGTTGCAAATAAACTTTTAGTTTACTTACGTTCTTTACTGAATAATCTTTAGCCATTAATCTCTGCAATCTATGCCACAAGCACCACTTTCGCTTTGATATTTTTCTTCAAAACTACCACAACCTATTGCGCTACCACCTAAATAAATGCTATTTGAATAGCTTGTGCTATTTGGGTGGATCGTATCTGCACCATTACCAGGATTATCATACAATGGATAATCAACATCGTTTTCAATTAAATAATTAGTGATACGTTGCGCATACCATTCTGCTTTATTCTTGTAATATTCCATTACATCAAACAATTCAGAAATGCTTGGCACATCACTATTCTCGCTTGTCTTTTTTAATACGTTCTTATTGGTTAATTTAAAGCCTAAAGACATAACCATTTCAGAAGCTACATACCAGCACAAGCAATCAGTAATGTAATTATCTAAAAGCGTTGCATTCAATACGCTTACATCGTTATCTGCAATTTGAGTTTGTAGTTCAATATATAAACCTGTTCCCAAGATTGGTTCAATGAACATATCTTGCGCTTGTTTAATCGTAGGCTTAATTAACTTCGGATCTACGTTATCTTGCAAAAGGCTTCTATCCTTTAGCGTCTGCTCTGAAATGAATAATATATTTGCACTCATTTTATTTAATTACTACTTGTTCAACCCAACGATGTCTGCAATAAGGTGTCGTTACACCTGTTCTTGGATTGTGGTAAAAACCACCTCTACGTTGCCACACTGAATATCCTAATCGTTGGCTAATTTGTTCTATCTCTCTACGAGAATAAACTTTATCTAATTGGATCAATCGTCTACAAAAATCTCTTGTAGTATCAATAATTGCTTCTCCTAAACCAGGACTTACTTCGTATGAATAACGAATGCTAATTTCGGCTAATGGCTTTCTTGCTTTCTTTTGAACTTTACCAGCTTCTGTTAGTTCTCTTGAAATAATAGTTGCGCCATTTTTATTAATCTCACTTGATACCAATAAACCATTGCTCTCTAAATTTGCAATAGCACCTGCAACCATTTGTGGATCTACCTTTAAAGCATTTGCAATTTCGTTTGCACTTACTAAAGCGTTCTTTTCAATTAAATCTAAAATTCCACTTTGAACTTCAGTAATTAAAATATCTACATTTGCAAAATCTTGGTGTTGCATTGGTTCAAAATTTTCATCAAATTGAACTCTACGAGATTTTAAAACTTGAAATTCAGATTTTGAAGTTCCAAATTCGTTAAATACTTCAATAGCGAAATCGTCCTCTTGCGCAGTAAATTGTTCTCTTTGTTGTACTTGTTGTACTAAATCATTTAATCCAACCAATCCACGCAATTCTTCGGCAGTCATATTTTCAATAACTTTTGCTGCAATTTCTTGTGGCAAAGATTTAATTGAATTTACAACATCTTGTTTTTGATTTAGTTGAACGATAGCAGGTAAACCAAGTTTCTCACGAATTTCATCTTGTGTCATATTAGAAGCAATGATTTGCTCACTAAATTCAAATCCTAAAGGCTCGGTTGGTTGAATATGAAATTTTTCATTGATACCAAATAAAGGTAAGATATAACCAAACCATCTTTCAATGAATTGTTGCTTACCATTTACATAAGTGTTTTGGAATATCTCATAAGCAGTACGCATTTCGTTTCTCGCACCCAATGCGCCTTCCGTACTGATACCAAATAGTGAAGCCGAAGTAATACGATGTCCACTAAAAATCTCTTGTTGTATGGTCTTATTTAGCAAATCAAATTGTTTATCTAAATCAGAAGCCGAAAGATCAAGAATGGTAGGAGCAGATGCTTGGTCTTTATTGAAAGATAAAATAAATTTACCAGCGTTTTTTTCGCCCGAAAACTTATTTCGCATATTGCGTTCAATTACTGCTTGTTCTTCTTGAGTTGGACTACCATTATTGAATGAAATCAATTTAGATGGCATCATTCCGTTATGGATAGCGTTCAAGTGAAACTCACTTACTGCAACATCAAGTTCAATGTAATTCATCGCACCTTGATAGGTTGGCAAAGTATAAGTATCTACACCAGGACGATATTCTTTGATGTAAATAATTTGTTTACCACTCTTATTATTTTCGTCAAATGCACTAATACCTTCTATATCGTCGGGTTTTTGTTTTAAATCCCATTGATCAGATACATAAAAATAAGTATTATCTGCGTTTGAACGTACTTTAATATAGTCAATATGGTAAAGTGAAGTAGCGCTTCCGAATGGATTGTAAATAACTTCTAAATAACAACCACCAAAAGTTTCAATATCAAGTGCAACCTTCTCTAAAATATCGTTTATAGTTTCTCCATTACGATTAATGCTTTCATCGACCAAATATTGTTTGCTCTCGTCTTCAAATACAATACCTTTACCAGCTATAAAGTTGGCCTTACCATTTACAATAGCATTATGTTTTGCAGAAGTATTTAAAAGAGAAAGTAAATGCGCAGGATACTTGTTATCAGCACCATACGAAATCCATTCTTGGTTCTTTTTCTCAACAAATTTAGGTTGGGAATACTCGCTAAAATTAATTGTTATTAAATCGTTCATTTACTTATGTCTTTATTGCCTTGTTTTTTGTTGCTATATTCTTGTAAACCCAATCTTATTAGCAATTCTTGAACAAGGTAATTGTCATCGTTGCACCACTTATCTAACTTGTTCTTATCTATAAATATAATTTCTTCTAAACAAATACAATTTTGTTCATCGTATAGTTGGCACGTTACGTTTATTCCTTTGTCAAACAATATGTATCTAAATGGTAAAATATTTACCGAAGATATTGTTCGTTTTAAACTACCTACTTTTAATTCGGTTTCAAGTACCTTAACTCTCAAACAAATGTCCGTTTTTGGTTATAAATAATTCAGCTAACGAAAAATCTCTATTTATAGAAATGCCTTCAATCGTTAATACATCTTTGTTTGTACTTGTAGCTAAATAAATGCAACCATCAATATCAAATATTTCATTGATATACATTATGTATTCTTCGCCAATAGTAAATTGGTCGTCTACGTTTATTATTTTATCGTTAAATGTATATGTATTTAAAATTTTCATAATCTATTAAAAAAAGTCGGCTATTACATTATAAGAATAAGCATTTGTTCCACTTGCAGTTCTTGATGTTGTAGATAATACACTTGTTGTTGATTGTATTGTTTGAGAAACTGCATTTATAAAATATTCTGAACTTATAAATCCTGTAAATGGTGCATACATTCTCAAATAAAAAGTATCTCCTGCAACTATTAAAATAGTTTTTTGAATACCACTTAATACATCGTCAAAATAAGCACCATTTTTATAAACCTCAAGTGCTGCACTACCACCTGTATAATCTAAAAAATCTATTACCAATGTTGGGTTTGCTACTGCACCACCATTTTGCATCTTAATTGCTGAAGATAATAATTTACCCATTACGCACTTACATTTCCAATTACATACCACTCATTAGTTCCAACTTTTACAAGCGTTACACCTGTATATTGGTTTCCAATTTTAAGTTGGCTTGATTTACTTCTTAATGTTACACCACTTGTTGCAACGATTGTAGTTTGACCAGCTCCGTATTGTAATACCTGTATTTCAGTTCCAATAGAATAAGCAACACTACTATCCAAAGGTATGGTTAAATTGTTAGCAGTTGCTACGTTCATTTCCACAATCTTTCCAGCATCGGCAAGAACAAGCGTATATGAAGCAGTTTGTCTATTAAATGTATTTAACTTTGCTTGTTTAGTATCTAATTGCGTTTGAATAGCAGAAGTAACACCATTCACATAACCAATCTCGGTAGCAGTTGTAGTCGCTACTGCAACCTTTCCACTACCATCAGAAACCAATGCTCTACTTGCAGTTAAGTTAGAAGTAGTTATTGTAGTCGCACCACCTGTAATAGTTGCTTGTTTGCCATTAAATGTATTCCAATCGGTAGAAGTCAAATGGCCACTTATACTTGTTGTAGCAGCAGGAATAGAAATTGTATTTGTACTTCTTGATAGTGGAGCAGAAAATGTTAAAGCGTTTTCTTTATTATTAAATGTTGAATAATCAGTAGCACCCAATAATCCTCTACTATATGGAGATGAATTTGGAATATTAAATGTATGTGAAGTTCCTGTTGATGTAATACCAAAATCGCTACCACTAACACCTGTTGCAAAAGTTTGAGTTGCACCTGTTAAACCATTCAATGAAGTTATCGCAGTTGATAATTTGTTATTGAACGTAGTCCAATCCGTTGAAGATAATACACCTCTATTTGTTGCCGAAGCAGTAGGTACGTTTAAAGTAATTACAGGAGTTGTAGTACCATTTGCAACACTACTACTTAAATCAGTTCCTGTTGTTCCTAATGTTAAAGCAGCAACGCTTGTTACTGAACCACTACCTTTACTATTGAATGTAGTCCAATCTGCTGAAGTTAAATAACCATTTGTTGTTGATGTTGCAGCAGGTATAGATATTGTATTGGTTGAACGTGATAACGGAGATGAAAATGTTAATGCGCTTTCTTTGTTATTAAAAGTATTCCAATTTGTTGAACTCAAATAACCATCGGTAGATGTAGTTGCTTGGCTAATACTTAAAGTTCTATTAGCACTTAAATCTCCACCACCACTTAAAGGAGCAGTTGTAGATATTGTTCTTGCATTTGTTACAGGTGTATAACCTAAAGCAGTTGCAATAGATTTATGCTCCCATAATGAAGTTGATGTATTATAAAAAATACCATCATTTAAACTTGGAGATTGTGCATCAACATTATGCAATTCGTCTAACTCATAACCATTTTGAACACGAACTTCAATAATACCTTGTGTTGGGTGTTCACGAATAACTATACCAACATAAACTAAATGTTGTGGAGCATAAGGTTTTGTACTTGTATAAGTACCAGCAGTTGTTGGCGATAAATATAATTGAGTACCACCTGCTAAACCATTTGTATTCAAGTCGGTTAATTTACCTGCAATGATAAGATAACCATTATTCATATTGGTTATATCCGATTGAACAAATCCTAATGTTTGAGCAGAATTTGTGTCATTATTTGCTTGTGCTTTTACTATAGTTGGTAAATTTCCGTGTGCGCCATTAATATAAACAATAGTACCTTTTGTTAATGTATCACCTGTTTCATTATAAACTTCGGTAATTAATCTATCAGCAGAACCTCCTGTTGGGAATGTTTGTAAAGCACCTGTTCCATCAATGTATTGTAAATTAGTTCCAGCTCCTGTAATGGTTATAGTTCCGTTTGAAGTTAATGGAGATCCCGAAACACTAAATGCACTTGGCATTGATACGCCAACACTTGTTAAACCTGTATCGCTAATTGTCCAGCTTCTATTTGCACTTAAATCGTAAGTAGTTCCATTTATCGTTAATGTTCTTGATGTTGGAACACCACCCAAACCTGTAAGTGTATAAGTAGGAATATTTAACGTAGAACCAACTAAAGTAGATGAACCACTTGATCCTGTTGTTGTTAATGTTAATGCACCTTGTTTGCTATTAAATGTAGTCCAATCGGTTGATGTAAGATAGCCATTAACTGATGAAGTAGCAGCAGGAATTGAAATAGTATTTGTAGAACGTGATAAAGGACTTGAAAAAGTCAATGCACTTTCTTTAGAATTGAATGTACTCCAATCGGTAAAAGTTAATAAACCACGATTTGTAGCCGAAGCACTTGGTAGGTTTAATGTAATTGCACCATTAGAAGTTAATGGCGAACCACTTACACTTGCATCAGTACCAGCTGAACCAAGAGTTATACCAACGCTTGTTAAACCACTATCGGTTAATGTAGCAATCGATCCATCTCCACGAACATATTGCGATGTAGTACCAGGCAACAATAAATTGCCATCAATTTGAACATCGGTAGAAGATAGCAATAAAGGAGTATCGTTACCAAATCCGTCGGTAATACGTTTTTTAGTACCTGTGATAATACCATTATCGGTTACTTTTAATAATGCTTCGTAGGTTTCAGCTACTATTTGTCCTGTTAAAGTATTTCCCATTAGTTATTATATACTATAAATTCATCGTCTTGGCCATCGTATTCAGTAAAATCAAATACTTCGCCAACTAATTTCATCTTACCCGAACCTAATAAGCGTTTAATGCTTGGAGAAACTCTAAATTCAAATACTTCGTAACTCCAAAAGCCTTCTTCTTTATTAGTAAAATTCAAGTTTACATTTATACCAAATGCACAATATCTTTCAATGTAATAAGATTGGTTGAATAATGTTATCGAAACCACCTCATTCGTAATGTCATTCGTAAATTCAAAAAGATAAATAGAACCTTCCTGTATTTGTGGATCGTCAAAGTGAAGCACCACATATTCAGTATATCCTTTTCTCAAAAGTATCATATTAATAAATATAAAAACCTTAAAACACAAACACCCTATATATAGTTTATTTTCTTTTCTTTTCTTTTCTTTTGTTGGATTTTGTTGAACAAAAAATTATTTTGTTGAACACTTGTTAAAATGTGTTGCTAACTACTTGATAATCAATTAGAAAAAAGTTTCATTTTTTTTTACTTTTTTTCTTGCATTTAAAAAAATTTAGTATATTTGGTAAATATTTAAAACCTAAAAAAAAAATTATGACTTTAGAAATCGCAATCTTTTTAGCAATTCCGTTCATCGGTCTTATCGCATTTGCAGGTCTTTGTGATTATGTGAATGCCAAAGTAAACCAAGTAAAAACATCAAAAAATTCAAGCAATGAAAACTAATGCAAATGATCCAATCGTTTTACGCCACGCCTTATTAGGTTTATTAGGTGCAATGTCTGCTTATTATGAAGATGAAATTGATTTGCCCTATACACGAACTAAAGAATTGGCAGTTAAAATTAATGAAAAGTTTAATTTGAACATTGATGTAGATGCCATATTTATAGAACCCGAAATCTTTGATGATGGTGGGTGTGGCCACGATCAAAACGAAGCCTACTACGAAAGCGAATTAGATAGGCTATAAAACAAATAAGGGTGGAAGCAATTAAGCAACCACCCTTTTCTTTTTAATCAGTTTTGATTAGTCAATCAGACCACCAATAATTGAATTAGAAACTTCGGGAGCAAGTTCTTTTTCTTGACCACTAAAAGTTAATTCATAACCACTACGATCTCCTGCAGCAGTTCCCGAAGCAGCAGTACCACCCGAAATATCCAAGCCACCATTTTGGCCTAAATACCAATACTTACCATTCTTATCTTCAACGATTGCTACCAAGTTGTTTTTAGCAAGTAACAAAATCTCATTACGAGTATTTGCTTGTAACTTGTTAAGAACGATAGTCAATTCT